GCCAGATAAGCACGACGTAGTTCAAAAGTGGTCTCCCACATTTGACCTATGCAAGCTCTTCGGCATGTCTCCCACTGGTCGCTCCTCGTCTTCTAAGAAGAGAGGGCTTCCAGGAAAGCCACACCGCGGCGAGGAAGAGGCACCTAAGGCCCCCCGGATGGGAGGGGTCCTAGGCTCCGTCTCACCTTGCTTGCGATGTCTTGGTCCGCTCCGATGCTTCCGAGCCTGGAAGAAGAGGTATGCTAAGATGGATCGAAAGACACGCAATAAGACGATTAATTTCGCCGATGCGTGTTGGAAGACCCATCTTGGCGGTTTGCAATCTGCTGGAGGTTCTCTTGTTTGTAACTTAGAGTTAAAACAAGATCGCCAATTGCAGAGAACACTCCTCTCACAGGCTTGGTGGATCGTCAGGACCTCTTTCCTTTCTGGTCAGGTACCAGTCGCGGCTCAAATTAAGAAGTGGGCTGAGGAAGCACGTGTTTCCGTCTTTCGGGACGAAAACAAGCTTGCTCATGCTCCGGCTTCTTTGGGCACTTTCCACCGTTTTAAGAGCGACGAAGCTAAGCTTCAATACTCATACGTTGGTCGTGCTTTGCCACGCGGTAACGAGACTGTTAAGAAGGAGGCCCTCAAGAGCCATCGTTTAGCCCTAACTCAAGGAGCTCACGATCCTGCCTTGAAGGTTCTGTCGCAGGTCAAGGAATACGCCCGTAAGTGGGCTAGGAAGCATTTGCCTTCTAGCGCACCGGCGGACTTCTCCCTGACCGACGGTTCCTGTCTCGAGAAATCGAGAAAACAAGGTGGACTCGCAGCACACTTAGTGGAGCGATATGCGATGGCTTGCGAGGGTGGTCTCATGGCTTCTATGGAGGAACTCAAACCTGAGTCGATCAATGATGTCGACTGGGAAGGGTTCCTTGGGCAGGCTGGCCTGCGCGACCAACTCCTGTCGGATCTCAGCCCATATTTGGATGGTTCTGAGATTCCGAAGGCCATGGTTGAGGTAGTTAATGAACGTGGGTTTAAGGCCCGCGTCGTTACTAAATCACCTGGTTCCTTGGTCTCCCTTTCTCACCTTTGTAGACAGGTTGGTCTATCCTCTTTGAGGAAAGATGACCGTCTCTCGGTTTTGAAAGGAGACCACATGGAGTCCGTTGCTACGGCCTTCAAAGCCCCTGTCCCACATCCAGCTGTTATTCTTAGTGCCGATTTGACTGCCGCTACCGACCATTTGGATCAGAGCATTGCTCGATCCATCTGGGACGGTTATTGCGACGGAATCGGGGCACCCCCTCTCCTTAAGGAGATCGGGTTCCTTTCACTCGGAAAGCAGTTGGTTTGTTGGCCAGACGGTGAGGTTGAAACCGCGACTCGTGGGATCCTTATGGGACTCCCCTTGTCCTGGTTTTGTCTCTGTCTTGCCAATATGTGGGCTGCTGATGAAGCCATTAGCCACACCCGACGATCTGTTCCTAAGCTTGGACGTCAACCATATGTGGTCTGCGGGGACGATTTGACGGCAATATGGCACCCTAAGGTCGTTAAGCGCTATGAAAACAACATCCGGGTTACCGGGATGAAGTTCTCACGTGCTGCTAAACACCTTAAGAGTTCCAGGTATGGTATATTTACGGAGGAGATTTTCCACTGTAAGAACCTACCTTTGCCCGATCATCCTTCTCCTTGGCATCATGACGCCAAACCAGTTGAGATCAAACTCCGTGCTGGGGACTATTCCCCTAAATCTTATGCACGGGCTTGTATCGCTGGTTTGTCTCTTTCGAGAGATATTGATCGTTGCAAGGATATGCGTAGGTACTTGAAAATACCTGAGCACTATCCTGCTCCAGTCAACCTCTCGTCAGGCGTCATCAAATTGATGTTCCAAGGTCGCACTCCACTCATGGGTTGTCTTTCGGCGGTGGTAGCCAATGTTTCCC